CTTACCGATCATCCAAGCAGGAAACAAATATGATGCGAACTCTGATTTGGTATGCCTTGGTGGCATATTCACTATAAGTCGTTTAGATTCCTTTGAAGCTATGTTTTGAAATTCATTTGCTATGATTTGATGGTGCCCCCACTTTTGTGGGTCCTCTGTTTGCCTATATATGAAATCAGGCCACATAGCCTTAACAAACAATAAGAAGTTATCTTGACATAATTTTATAAATTCGATCTGCTTCTTTAGTATTAAGGTTTTTAATTCATCATCTGTTAATTGATCTAAAATCATTTTTTTATATATTTTAACATTTTGGGTCCCCTTTTTATATCATAACGTTTCCAGCTACACTACTTCTATTCGACTTGCTATAAACCCTGACTTGGTCAGGTACCCGTTTTTTCTAACGTAGTAAAATCGCAGGTTAATCTAAATCTATTTTGTTGGGTTTTGTGGTACCTCTATGGGTGTGGGGTGTGGGTGCGTAGCCCGTAAGGGCTACGCAATAGCTGTTAGCTTTGTAGCTTGTGTATTAAGTATGTGAACTTCTGCACAATCTTTTGTTTGAAGTCGTCAATCAATGGGTTGCCTACGTTCTCTATGATTAACTTCTCTACTTCGCCCTCTAGCATTTTGTACATCACTTCATAATTTAACTTACTAACTGCGTCAGGTGTTAGCTTTGCGTTCTCAGTAAGTTGAGTATTAGCCGATTGCTCGGCTAATACTTTAGAGATATTAATAAGACTACTTGTCATTGTTATCCCCTATTGCTTTAAACTCGTTGTACTCAATCTCAGTACAGAACTGATTAAACAAGTCATTGTGCTTAATCTTGAAGTTAGCCGTTTCAAACTTTTTTCTTTTACGTTTGATTTTCTGCACTCCAAAACTTTCACCTTGCTCATCTTGTACTATGATTAAGTTTTGATTAGTCCTATCGAATACATCAATAAGATTTTGTTTCATTGTATCTAACTCTTTTGCTAAACGATTAGCTTTGAGTTTAAACATAGCATAAGCTAAGACTACTTTTTTTTCGTCTTGCTTTAGCTTTTTAACTGCGTTGCTCATTGTTTTCCTTTTGTTAGTTATTAATAAAAGTATCTTATTACATCTTATATTAATAACAAGCTATATATGTGTCCATTATGGGTCTGCCTGTTCATAATGGGTTTTCCACAGACAAAGCTAGAACAAATTAAAAACATTACCCAAACTTACTATTTCCATTAATAATAGTATGTAGATAATTATTGCTGGTGAAAACCAAATTAGAAATCCCATCAGCTACCCCCTATCCTTTTTAAATAACGACATTATCCAACCGACAATACCTAACACGAGAAGTATCGTGAAAGGTATGTGGGTCAGTATAAATAAAATCAAGAAATCTACCACGAGCATTGATAGACAACCTCTTCGCCTTTTTCCATTTGTGCCAAAGCCCAATCGCAGAACTGAATGTCTTGCTTGGAATACTCTTTGACTGCCTCTTCTTGAAACTGATGTCCCCAAAAGAAACCACCACTACAAAACGAGTTATGGTAGTTGCCGTCTATCTCTTTGCGTAAGTTGGTTATGATGTCTTTATCTAATATCAACTCATCATCTCCATTCATAGCTTCTGCGCTGTCAGGGTTTTGCTCGTCCCAAATGTTTTGCATAAACTGCTGAAGTCGAGAGTGCTTTCTCCAAACGAAACCGTGAACAGTTGGCTCGTACTTATCTGAATAGACTTTGTCAAAGTCAGGTTGTTTCATCTGTCCACTTTGCTTATCTCTTATATGTGCATATTGGTCTAGTCCCATTGTCTTTCCTTTGTTCGTTGTTAATCCTAATGTCTTATCATATCCCACCGATAAGTCAAATAAAAAAACCCTAGAACTTTTACCAGCAAAAGCATCTGGTGCCAGCTCCTGTGTACTTTAGAATGATTCTAAACAAGTCTTTTCCTCACGAGAACGAGCGAGAGCTTCACAGAACTCCTGTGGCTGCCAGTGCCAGTATCCCCAGCAGGGGCAGCATGAGATTAGGCCACATTACTACGAGGAGCACGAGGAACGCAATCACGCGATCCTCCATCCGTCAGTGACGAAAACATCACCGCGAATGTCCTGTATGTTTTCCAGCTGCGTGTGTAATCCTTCAGCTATTAACTGGCGTGCTTTCTCGTTAGTCTTGAACGAGCTGTTAAATAATCCTTCTTCATTGCATATCATTTCCTTGAGCTTCTCCCCACCAGGCAGCGCAGGCGATGCTGCAGGCATGGCTGCGTTTACAATCTCTATCGGTCCCTTAACGAGCGCTTGCATTTCTTTCAGTTCTTTTATTCTTCCTTCTATCACGGTTACCGTGCCGTCGTCCTTTATCACATGTGTCTTCATTGTTTATCCTTTAGTTCGTTGTTAATAGGCCAAGTTCAGAGGGTGATGCCCAGACCATACCTGTGCATTTAATACTATTGTATGTCTCGTCCACTGACTTGACCACGGACCGCACTGAAGTTTACGGTTTGCACCTACCTCCTAACATGCGGCCCTGAATGTATATAAGACCAGATGGGATATAAGTCAAGCAAAAAGTTCAGGTACACATTCGTACCGAAAGCTCTGGCTGCCAGCTCCTGATGGCTGCTAATGGTATTACTTCATTACCATACTCCTTTCCTCAAACGAGAACGAGCTACCAGCTCTGACCAGATCCAGATGCTTGTGCTGCAGGGGGGTATTCATTACCGATCCGTTGAACGAGAACGAGGATTCCTGAACGAGAGTACGCTGCCAGGAGATCCTGAAGGGGGCTCAACGGAAAACAATGATATAAAAGTTGGCCCCCGAGAACGAGGATACACGAGAATCAGAGTTCTTTAAAGTCCTCTGACGTTACGCTGCCTGAGCCCTGTATTAGTTCTTCCTGTATCCGTTGTTCTTCGTCACAAGAACGAGAACGAGCTTCAGGATCCAGCTGCATGAGCTGCCAGATGGCATCCTGGACCAGTGGCCATTGTACGGGAAACGAGAACGAGGCACGAGGTTTCAGTAAACGAGGGTCACGGATAACGGACAACGGTCTGTACAGTTTCAAACTCTTCTCCAAGAGGGTCTCATTGCAGATAATAACTATACCACCGTGTTTGATTCGTTTGTTTATCCAACTAATTTGCCATTTAGATAGCTTCGGATATCCAACTCTGTCCGATTTAAGTTCCACCCAAAACTCTTTACCACTCCAAAATCCGTTAATATCAGGAATACCATTGATAGTATTAGATTCTACACGAATAAAATGAGGTTTTGTGATGTGTTTTTTAATTCTTTGCCAGAGCTTAGACTCACGCTTTTTCATAAATTATTCAGATCGGTTTAACACTCTTTCCATCTTTGTTACGCTAGATCTAAGTAGTACATTCCTGTCGGAGAACACAGCCGATTCTTCATCATAAGACGCAAATGTCCAAACATATTTATTGTTTTTATCAAAGATAAATGCATAAGTTATCATCTTTGCAGGCTTAAGTTTTTTAACTTCACTGGCTTCTGCATGCCCAGCATCTCCGCAAGGGTCAAGCCAATATATTCTGTAGTAATAATATTTCTTATCACCAACGACAGCTTGTTTATATTTACTTTTCTTCCGTCTTAACATTGATTTTACCTAAATTAATATTGATATCTGTGTTGTGCACCTCATTGAATACTGTAATGAAAGATGTCCAATTATTACTTTTCAGGTAGTTCTTTTGTCTCTGGCTTAACTTCGATCGTTTTGGCGTTAAATCCATCGATCTTGTTTGAAAGCTCTGTGAGTTTCTTTTCAAGCTCTGCACGTGACATACCCTCCAATCCTGATACTTTTACTTCTTTCTTATCTACATATAAACCAGCTAGTTGGCCTGATCTAAACTCTGCATTAATAGCTGATGCATATTGCTTATCTGCAAATGCATTGTCAGCATATTTTTCTAATCTTTTGTATCTACGTAGTCTATCCTTCTCATATTTAGCTCTAGCTTTTTCAAGCTGTTGATCCAAATATTTAACTACGTGTGGATTGTGTCGTCTTAAAGTTAATCTACTACCTATGTCAGAAAAGTTTTTATCATTCTTTGCTTCATATCCAGCTCTTTTACAAGCTTCGGCTTTTGTAATCTCACCCCAATTAGCTACAAGTATGTCTACAAACTTCCTTTGCTTTGGAGTCAGGTCGTCTATTGTTCTTAATGCTTTTGCTTTAAGAGCCATTAGTTATCCCTTGCTTTGCTAAATCTTTTTTTCAAATAAGCACCAGCTGTATCTTCTATTTTAGTTTGGTACTTCTTAATGTTTCTAGCACCTCTTTTTAATGATGCTTGAATATTTCTAGGTAATTTTCTAGTGCTGTCTCCAACATGACTTAAGGCCTTACCAATCATTTGTGCTTTTTGGTTTTTAACATCTAACTTCTTTAAACCTTTTAAAAAAGTTTTATTACTTGGAGTATTTCCTGGGCCTGAGCTATACATTTTATTAATTTTACTCATCATGTCGCCCTTAAGTTTTTTATAAATATCTGATTTCATAAAAGATTTTACAGCTTTACCACCAGTGCCTCTAATTAACCCGCCTGCTAAATATTTACCTGATTTCATTAATATGTCCTTGGTAGTTTGTTTTTATAAGTTTGTAATTTATTTATGTCATTCATAGTCAAACCTTTAGGATTAATTATACCCTTTTGGCCTTGTGTTTGAATAGCAGTAGCCATATCTAGTTTAGCACCAGCTCTTTTATTTTTAGAAAGTTTAGGTTGTAATTTTGTTAGTTTAGAAATAGATCTACCACTTTCTTTCATATATTTTTTAGTAGCATATTTGATACCAGCTGTAAGTAATCTACCTAATAGTTTTTTTACAGGTTTTTTATTCATTTCTTTTTCTTTCTTTTAAATAATTTTTTCTGTGCTTTTCTTATACTTACACTATCTAAACCAATCAAGTCTTTCACACTGTCTTGAAATCTTGCTGTAGTGCTTTGCCCATATGGGCCACCCAATGATATCATAGTTTTTGAAGATAGATTACTATTACTAATAGAATAAGTCCTACCACTCAATGTGCTTTTTTGAAGGGATTGATTTTTTATAGGTACTGGGCCTTTAGAGCTTTTACCACCAGCGTGAATATTGTACTTATCCAAGCTTTTAGTTGTTTTTCTTGCAGCTCTTTCACGGGCTTTTTTCTTACCATAAGCTATGCCAGCTTTTATGAGTGTTCTTGCGACCATAAATTCTATTATATAGATTATTTTAACCCCCGACTACTATACCCAAATCAACATTTTTACACTACGCAAGGAAATATTGATATTGTGGTGTATCTAGATACACCACGGATACACCATCAGATACACCACTAAATCGTCTAGAAGTGTTGATATACAACAATAATAATCATCAGATACACCAGATACACCACTTTAGGGTCGTGATTAAAAAAAGTGCATAGGGGTCTAGATAATCTATATAGTAGAAAATTAAACCCCTACACATCTAGGTTGTATTATTTACGCATTATGCATTACCCCCTAGTAATCAAATACCCGCATTTGTTTGAATTTCAATCAGACAATGATATAATTCTGGTGTTTATATATAATATCTCAAGGCCGTGTAGGGAGACTGAAGCGGCCTTTTTCCGTTGTCCGTTATCCA